TGATTTAGTTTTCAATACAGTTGATGAAAACGTAAATTATATAACTGCTTCGGTTGTATTTAAATACACTTATTATACAATTACTAACATTTAATACTTGACTTTTACTTTAATTATTAGTATAATATATACTAGTATTTGAAGGAGATTATGAATGAAACTAGAAGAAATTTATGAACAGTGGAAAAAAGACGCAGAAATAGACATTACCGAATTAGGTAATGAAGCTATTAAGATAGCTAAACTTCATCATAAATATTATCAGATATTGTCAAGCGAAAGGCTGCTTCTTAAATCACAAGAAGCAGAAATGAAAAAATTAAAACTAGATAAATATGAATTTTTTACTCAAGGCCCAAACGAAGAAACAGAAAAATTAGGTTGGAAATTACCAGCAAAAGGTTTGATACTTAAAGCTGATATTCCAATGTATATAGATGCTGATAATGATATTATTAAACTTTCCCTTAAAATTGGTTTACAACAAGAAAAAATAGAACTGCTAGAATCTATTATTAGAACTCTTATGAATAGAGGATATAATGTAAAAGCAGCAATAGATTTTCAAAAATTTATTAATGGTGGTTAATGGATAAACTAACAATAACAAAAATAAATGAAGTTTATTTGAAAATTCTTTGTGAACCTTCTATCGCACAAGAGTTAAATGATTTTTTCACTTTCGAAGTTCCAGGCGCTAAATTTATGCCAGCAGTTAGGAATAAAATTTGGGATGGAAAAATCAGACTTTATTCTTTGTTAACACAAACGCTTTATATTGGTTTAATTAAATATGTAGAAGAATTTTGTAAATCTAGAAATTACGAGATTGAATATGACTGTGATTTAAGTTCTGAAGAATTTTCTCTTTATGAAGCTAAACAATATATTGAATCATTAAAACTTCCATTTCAGCCAAGAGATTACCAGTTAGAAGCTTTTGTTCATGCTGTTCGAGAACGTAGATCTCTTTTACTTTCCCCTACTGCTTCTGGTAAATCTTTTATAATTTATCTTCTTATGAGATATTATAATAAACGCACACTTATTATTGTACCAACAACTACATTGGTTAGCCAGCTTACTTCTGACTTTGCAGACTATGGTTTCGATAGTGAATCTAATGTTCATAAAATTTATGGCGGTCAAGATAAACAAACAGACAAACAAGTAACAATTTCAACATGGCAATCAATCCATAAATTACCTAGAGAATATTTTGATAATTTTGATGTTGTAATTGGTGATGAAGCTCATTTATTTAAAGCTAAATCATTAACATCAATCATGACTAAGTTAGAAAATTGTAAATATAGATTTGGTTTTACCGGAACTTTAGATGGTACACAAACAAATAAATTAGTTCTTGAAGGTTTATTCGGAGCAGTTAGAAAAGTAACTACTACTTCAAAACTTATAGATGAAAAACATCTAGCTGATTTTAAAATCAAAGCAATTGTTTTAAATTATCCTGATGAAGTAAAGAAAATGATTTCTCGTTCTGCAGATTATCAAGCAGAAATGGATTATATTGTTGGCTTACAAGCTAGAAATAACTTCATTAAAAATCTTACTCTTTCTTTAGAAGGTAATACACTTCTTTTATTTCAATATGTAGAAAAACATGGCAAATTACTTTATGATATTATTTCTAAAGAATGTAAGGATAGAAAGGTTTATTTCGTTCATGGTGGTGTGGATGGAAATGAGAGAAACGATATTCGACAAATAGTAGAAGAAATGAATGATGCAATTATAATTGCTTCTTATGGTACATTCTCTACTGGTATTAATATTAAAAACTTACATAATGTTATATTTGCTTCGCCTTCGAAGTCTCGAATCAGGAACTTACAATCTATTGGTCGTGGACTTAGAAAGTCTGACACAAAAGATAAAGCTACACTTTTCGATATTGCTGATAATATGACATGGAAACAGAAGAAGAACTTTACCTTGTTGCACTTTATGGAAAGGATTAAGATATACAATGAAGAGAAATTTGAATATAAAATCTATGAAGTCAACCTTAACCTTTGATTCTATTAGTTTCGAAACGACATATATGATTATACTACCTTTTTGAGAAAAGTCAAGGAAAAAATAATGAAAAGAAAAAAAAATAATTATATTAATAACAAAACTCTATATGGCGCGATGATTAAACATAAAAATGAAGTCGATCAAGCCATTAAAGAAGAAAAAACACCACCACAAGCGCCAAAATATATAGGTGAATCTATTATTTTAATATGCAACAATCTAGCAAAGAAACCAAATTTTTCAGGTTATACATATAAACAAGATATGATTTCAGATGGAATTATTGATTGTGTAGCAGCGATTGATAATTTTAATCCAGACAAAACGAATAATCCCTTTGCATATTTTACTCAAATTGCTTGGAATGCTTTCCTTAGAAGAATACAAAAAGAAAAAAAACAAACATACATTAAACATAAAAATTTCGAAAATAGTTTTCTTATGAATGAGCTTTGGGATAATACTGATCATAGCATTCAACTTAAAGCTAACGAATATTCAGGAGAAATTGTAAAAAACTTTGAAAATAGCTTGACTAAAACCAAAAAACAAGGTAAACTAAAAGGAGTTGAAAAATTTTCTGAAGGAGACGAAGATGAAAAACCAACATCTAATCCCAGCTAATATAATTGATCTAGTTTCTAGAATTAATAATGAAAAAACTAACGTAAACGAAAGAAATAATCTAATTCATCGTTTAGAAGTTATTAAAGAATATACAGAAAAAGAATATGATAAAGTAAAGAAGAAGTATCTATGAAAATTGCTTTGATAACAGATTCACACTGGGGTATTCGTAATGACAATAATATTTTTCTAGATTATTCTAAACTATTTCTAGACAATATTTTTTTTCCTTATTTGGATTCTAATAATATTAAAACTGTGATCCATGGTGGTGACATCGTGGATCGCCGTAAATATATTAATATCAATACAGCCAAAAGGCTTCGTGAAGATTTCTTAACACCTTTATCAGAAAGAGATTTAGATGTACATATTATCGCAGGTAATCATGATACTTATTTTAAAAACACAAATGATGTCAATGCAATTCAAGAAATCATTAAAGGATCATATCCTAAATTTAAAATATATGATAAGTTCGCAGAATCAGTGGACTTTGGTGGAACATCTATTTTGCTTATTCCTTGGATATGCGCTGATAATAGAGAGCAAGTTCTAAATGAAATCAAATCCACTAAATCCCAAATCGCTATTGGGCACCTTGAAATACAAGGTTTCGAAATGTATAAAGGATCTATTGTTTCTCACGGAGACGATCGTTCTATCTTTGATAAGTTTGATATGGTTTTTAGCGGTCATTTTCATCATCGTTCCACTGATGGTCATATTTTTTATCTTGGTAGTCATGGTGAGTTTACTTGGAGTGATTATAACGACCCTCGTGGATTCCACATCTTCGACACGGAAACGAGAGAAATAAAATTTATTGAAAATCCATACAAAATATTTAAAAAGGTATGGTATAATGATAGCGATGAAAATTTCCTTCAAACTAAAGTTGATTATTCTCAGTTTAAAAACTCTATTGTTAAAGTGATTGTTACAAACAAAACGAATCACTTCTGGTTTGATAAATTTATTGAAAACATTGAATCAGAAAACCCTTATCAAATTCAAATTGTTGAAGATCATTTAAATCTTAATCTTGAAGAAGATGAAGATATTGTAAACGAGGCAGAATCAACTTTAGATATTTTCAAAAAATATATTGATGGATATGAAGTTAAACATATTGATAAGAATAAACTTTCCAATAAGATTACAGAATTATATAATGAGGCGATTAGTTTAGAATGATTTATTTTAAAAAAATAAGATATAAGAATTTTCTATCTACTGGTAATATATTTACAGAAATTAATCTTTGTGACGCGAAAACAACTCTTATTGTTGGCGAAAATGGCGCGGGCAAATCTTCAATCCTTGATGCTTTGTCTTTTTCTCTTTTCGGAAAACCATTTAGAAAAATCAACAAGCCACAGCTTATGAACACTATAACCAGAAAACAGCTGGTTACAGAAGTAGAGTTTTCTATTGGCACTAATGAATATAAAATTATTCGTGGTATGAAACCAAATATATTTGAAGTATACAAAGATGGTATTCTATTAAATCAATCAGCAGATATGAAAGATTATCAAACTATTTTAGAAAGGCAAATTTTAAAAGTCAATCATAAATCTTTTAGTCAAGTAGTTGTTCTTGGATCAGCTACATTTCAGCCTTTTATGCAGCTTAATGCTTATCAACGCAGAGAAATTATTGAAGACTTACTTGACCTTCAAATTTTCACAACAATGAATACTCTACTAAAAAGTAAAATTTTAATTAATAATGAAACTTTACAAAAAACAACAGCTGAAAAGAATTTGATTGAAGAAAAGATATCTTTGATCAAAGAGCATATGAAAGAAATTCAATCTAACACTGATAAAATGATTGAAGAAAAGAAAACTCGTATTGAAGAAACAAATGAAACAATACAAAAGTTAAATGAAGAATATATTAATTTAGACAACAAAAGAAAAGAATTATCTGCTTCTGCTGAAGATGAACAAACTATTTCAACTAAAATGAAAAAGCTTTCTGATCTTAAATCTAAGATTGAAGTTAATCTTGGAAATCTCAATAAAGAAGTTAAGTTTTTTCATAACTATGATGAATGTCCAACTTGTAAGCAATCTATTAATGAACAATTTAAATGTGAAACAATACAGCAAAAAGAAACCCAAATTACAGAAATTAATGAAGGTCTTGAGAAATTATCGGTTGAATACGAAAAATTACAATCTCGTATTAATGAAATTATGGAAATTAATTCTAAAATAAATGACATAAGATTAGAACTTAATAGTATTAAGACTAAGATTAATTCTCTTAATGATTATAGAAATACTCTTAAAGAAGAAATAAACAACATTAAAGAATCTTCTAATAGTAACGAAAAGAATAAAATTCCTTC